GAGAAATGCTGGCACCAGGGGTCGACACTTCTTGGGAGCAGCCTCGGGAGTAGTTTCCGGTATCCTGAGTCTCGATTTCAGATTAATATTTTTTGCTAAAGATATCATTTATCTAGTTTTAGTTATAGATGATATAGGATACTTTAAAAAGGATAAGTGTCTCGTAGCAGATTTACTAAAGATATCAACTCTTTAAAAAGGTTATACTTTAAGATACAATAAAGGATATTTTGTCTCGGATGGAGTCTCGACTGGAGTCTCGGATGGAGTCTCGGATGGAGTCTCGACAGCAGATATCGTAGCAGATGAAGAATATATTAGGTATAATAGTTTAAAAAGGATAGCAGACCTTACGATACTCTATGTATTTGTCTCGGACAGGCCTACCCCGGCATTTCTCGGGAGTAGATTGGCCCGTAGTTTCCGGTACAAAAAACAACTTTTCTTACCGGTTTCGACCATTGTCTTTTACCCGGGGGAATATACCCTATAGGTTTGATCGGTTGATCGTTATTAGATGATAGAGTGTCTCGGCGGATAAGAAATTGGTTCCTTTTTCTAAAATCTTAAATTCCCTTTTTTATTATAGTATCCGTTTATCCTTGCTCTCTCTCCCGCAAAAAAAGAAAAAATAAAATGTTGACTAAAAAGTATTATGCTAACAAAACTCATCATTCGGAATAAACGGTCTCTGCATATCCAGTTTACACTACTTTTATTACATGGAGTAGTTAAAAAGTAGTGATAAATGACATCATATTTTTATAATATCATATATTGGTCTTATTGATATAGGTAATAAAAACGAGAAATACTTTAGTCAAGGAAAAGTCAAGAATTCCCAAAAAAAAGTCAATATTAAAATATAAAGATATTGCATTCTATCTTTCTATGGAATATGTTTGTAAGGCATGCGAATATAAAACGACCAATGGATCGAACTACAGAAAGCATCTAGAGACAAAGAAACACAAGGCCAAGATGTCTGAACCCTTTGTTTGCAAATATTGTGAAAAAGAGTTCAAATTTAAACAGTCTATGTATCATCATATCAAGTATACCTGTAAAAAGAACAACGACGAAGACCTGAAAGAGTTGGTTCGACTGCTGAATCAAGACAAGAAAGAACTAGAGAAAAAAGTAGAAAGTCAACATAAACAAATTGAGAAGCTAGCAGTGAAGCTAGAGATACAAGGATCCTTTAACACCACCAATATCCAAAACAATATAACCCTTTTGCCTTACCGAGACACGGATTTGTCTCATCTCACGGACGAAGACTACAAGAAGTGTATCAAGAAAGTCAACCATTGCGTGAAGACCCTCATTCAAAAGATACACTTTAATCCAGAAAAACCCGAAAACATGAACATCTATATCTCGAACATGAAGGATAAGTATTTGATGATATACGATGGTGCCAACTGGAACCTTGCAAACAAGAAGGATGAAATCAATCGACTTTATGAAGACAAAGAGATGATGTTGGAGGAATGGTTGGACACTAATCCAGAAGCAGAAGTGAAGGACAAGTTTTTAAAGTATTTGAAAAACAAAGACATCGAAGAGTGTCTCCTGCAATTCAAAGAAGACATTAAGCTGATGCTCTACAATAGTCGGCCACGTGAGTGTGAAGAGATTGGTCTATAGTCATTGGTATATCTCTATTTGTGAATTAAAATACTTATCCGAAAATTGAACTCTAAATGTAATTATGATGAATAGACAAAAATGCCGAAACCTAAACCCTGGTCTGTTGCTGACTTTGAACTGTTCCGTCTACACCTTACTCTCTTTGCGAGAAGCGAAGTACTACCACTGTTAGAAGATTCCATTTGTCGTCGTATTCTTATAGATGCAGCCGTAAAATGCGGAAAGAAAGACATCGTAGAGTATATTGCCATGCGAGACCTTGCGTATAACCCAACGCGGGTACATGCTTTTGTCTCTGCTTGGCATCGCACTGCGGACGAGGACCAACGAGATGAACTCAGGTTGCATAACTTGGAAGTATTCTCTATTATAAATCAAACGAATGTTGACAAATGTATCAAATGGTTGGACGAACGAACCGCACAAGGAAAGGAGATTGTCATTCACATGGATGAATGTGACCATGGGTCTGGGTCTAAACAAATCCTCAGTAAGTTATGGTTTAAAATTCGTGGTTCGGAAAACATCACCACCATACTGTACAGTGCTACACCCGAAGAGGTATTGTTTTCTGAAGAGTTTGTTCTGTCGAATAAAGAAAATCGGGAAGGTGAGGATATAACGGATGAGTTTGTTCTCTTGAATAAAGAGATACGGGAAGGTGAACATGTCACCTATATCCCTCCGGAAGGGTATTGTGGATCCGAACGATTTCTTCGAGAGGGTCTTGTACATGAAGCGATGCCCTTTTTCGAAAAGGGTGCACGGTATTCACTTTCGCCCCAAGGGAAGGAAATAATTTCTAACATGAAACTCAAGATGGAAACAGACCCAATGCGAAATATACTCCTATTACGTCTTTCTGGTTCCTTTATAAATAAAAAAGAAACCAAGAATAATAAAATGATGGACCACTTCTTGAACAATATTGATGATTATCCGGAATTAAAAGATTGTCTGATTGTTGCAGAGAAGTCGGATACGACGAATATCAAGAATAAACGTATTAGTTTGGAGAAGATACCATGGTCAGATAAGGACTATTGGCGACGCCAGGCACCTGGCATACTTATTATATACGTGATTGATCAGACATGTTCTAGGTCTACTGAATTGAAATGTCATCATCGTATTTATGCTATGCATGATTTTAGAAATAGAATACAATTCAATACCGTGTCTCAGGCACAGGAACGCGTGAACCACTACGAAGATACGTATGGCGGGTTCCAGCCTATTCATATCTATGGAAATATCCGAACGTTTAAACTATCATCTGGACAGATTGACTGCCCTACATACTTGACCTACGATCTGAAGAAAAAGAAGATAGATGTACGTACCTCGCCTGTTGAAAAGTACAAGGTCCTTTATACGTCGGACAATAGTTTACATCCATCCTGTAGCGAAGAGGGTGTGGATGAACGCGATGCGGACCGTATTCTTCAAGAACATGGATGTTTTGCTGAGATAAGTATTTCTTCGAGAATTGATGGGTCGGTTCGTGAAGTACGTACATACGATAGGGATTGGTTCCGAACGACTCCAGAAACATGGGTTACGGACTGGCGAGCGTATGCGGAACAACACGACATGACGATTAAAAGAATAAGTCCATTCCTTGCGGCAGAACACCATCGTGAAGAGGGAGAGGGTAGATGGCGAGGACAACACAGAGGATGGAGACATTTGGATTACATAGAAGGTCAACTATATGAAGTGGTTGATGGCGAACGTAAGAGAATAGATATAGGTTCTACAGGAGGCGACAGAAGAAAGTTATGTTATCATAATGGAGAAGTCGGTGTACTTGTCGTACGGTGCACCGGGGTAAAACAGAGCAATACAATCCATACGGTAAAATCCATGTATACGTGATTTGTCTCGGACCAAGACTACGGGCGAAGATGCCGGTCACTCGATACCAGTAATATTTTTTTAGATTGGGTGCTGAACTTGACATGATGATCCGACCCCGGCATTTCTAGGAAGTAGTCTTGGGTGTAATTTGAAACTCATACAAGAATTGAATATAAATCATTTCTTTCATAGATGTACATGTGGTTTCTTCTTCTAAGCGTTGTCTCGGCTCAGCCCTTTTACCGGGAGACCTTGAGACAACTTCCTAACAAACTGAGACAAGAACGCATCCGGGCGAAGGTTCAACTGGAAGTAGATATGATAGAGAAATATATCATTCATTATGCTTCAAATAATTATACCTTTCTCAATTTCACATTGTTTTGCAATGATCCCAACCGACAGTATCGCGAACACATTCTGTATAACTACTTGGGTCGTGTACCTGAAGGACTAATACGTGAACCTCGTTACAGTATAGATTATGGTTACGGATACTATCCATACCAACGAGATGGACCGCGTTATCGTTTCTCAACCAACGAAGAAATAGAAAAGGAAACAGAACTCATTTATCCAAGACCCTATTGTCATCCAAAACATGGTTATGAACTCTATCAACGAAATGTGAAACTAGAAGACACCCCACAAGCTTATACGTCTCTCTTCTTTCAATTATTGAACTTGAACTTCCCAGACATTCAATTGAGTGTCTCGAACAAACGACCAAGTGAAGGACTGTATGATTCGGATTGTTGCCCACTGTTTACGGTTTCATGGTAAGTTAAAAGGTATTGAGTGTAGTTTCCGGTACGAAAAACCACTTTTCTTACCGGTTTCGACCAACTGTTTATTTAGGGATTATACCCTATATCTTTTGTAAGAACAAGAAGAACATATGAAATGATAGAGTACATAGTTACGCGTAGAGATTATCTGCGTAATATGCAATGAATAAACCTTTTGTTGCGAGCTACAGTGAACCCGATTTGATTGTACCACCCAAGTCAAAAAAGTCCAAGTCTAAGAAGTCTAAGAAGTCTGTTGAGAAGGTCGAGATAAAGCATAATATAACAAGGAAACACACCAAGCCCATGCCGAGAGTGCGTGTCAAACCTACGGTAGAACCTACTGTGATCCCTAATCGACCCACGCCAAGAGTGCATGTCAAGCCCAAGCCAAGAGTGCGTGTCAAAAATACACAGGTGAATACAGTAGCTAAGATAAATGCACCTATCTTGAAATCAGCCAGACCCAAGCCCAAGCCGAGAGTCAGGATGACTGAACAAAATCCTATTCTACGAACTCATAACAATGTAAACACCTTGAAACACCCACTACTCCGAGGAGATTTCAAGACACGCAAGGCAAAGAATAATCCGATCTTAGGTTTGCCCCTCAACCAAACCCTCTAATAGATATAAGTTAAATTGATGTGTAAAATGAGGCAAATTATAATAAAGATAAAAAATAATGTCTAAGGTAACTTCACAGGATTTTGGTGCTTTTTTTCAATGTTATAAATCTCCGATGGCGACGTATCAATGCTTGAACAGTTTCAGACGACACTACCCAAACAGTACGATTGTTCTAGTGTCAGACAACGGGTATAACTACACTAAGATGTCAGAATATTTTAAATGTATTTACATCCATTGCAACGAAAATGCACACCTAATTACAAAAATAGAAGGGGATTATATTAAAAAAGTACATGCATTATTGAAACGGATAAAGAATGCATTTCTTTTGATCAATGAAGAATATGTCATGTGGCTGGAAGACGATGTGTCGATCAATGACAAAATAACAGATACATTTCGTTATGATATCAATGGGTTCTGTCCCAACGAATATGGAATTGTCGATGCATTAAAGAAAACATACCCATTTTTGAAAAAAGAATGTATCTATCGATGGTCAGGTCATGGTGGTAGCATATTTCACAAAGGTAATCTACTCTCTTGTCTCGATAATACTCCGATCCTAGACAATGTATTGATAAATTGGAAAGAATATGAACTAGCATCCAATATATCTCAGGATTATTTGTTATCTTTGCTTATGATTTTAAACCAATTCACAATTGGACCTTACGAAGGTCATGCAGATGGAACCCATGGATTAAATCACTATATCAAGATACAACACCAATACAAGGAGTTGTACAATACGCCACTTCCACCTGAACTCGTTCATTTGGTAGATGAAAGTCCGTGACAAGTTGCTGTTTTTATAATCACCTTTGGTAAAATTGAAGCCCCATTTAGAAATTAGAGGATAACAAAAAATAAAAATGTTGCATCTGTTCAATATCAAACCGTCTCTCAGAAGGGAATTCGGTGAGAACGAGATGTGGTTTCAACTGTCGGCCAACCCAAATGCGATACCTCTCCTAGAGAAATACCCTTCTATGATTAGCTGGGACGCTTTATCGTCTAATGTCAACGCCATTCATATCCTAGAGAAGAACTTGGACAAGATATCCTGGGACATTCTCTCTTGCAACCCCAAGGCTATTCCACTCTTGGAAAAACATCCAGACTGTATACTGTGGTGCATCTTATCCGGGAATAGAGCAGCGATACACCTCCTCGAAAAGAACCCACAGTATATTGACTGGGATATGTTGTCTCGAAATCCAGCAGCCCTACCCCTCTTCATGAA